TTTAAACCGTCAGCTAAAGTTACTGTAACAGGTGCTGCTGAATTCATGCGTTTTAAGGTAGATGATGAAAATAAAGGTAAACAGTATTGTATGGCATTCAATACTGGTTTGTATGCACCCAATGCATATGCTTCAAATTTTATAAATGAGCAGCAATCTGTTAGTGCTCGAGTGGTGGCCGAAACTATTGAACCTGAAGAGGGTGAAATAGAAAGATGTGTTGCTTGGGCTAAGGAAAATCATAGTTTATTATTTCCAAATGTTCATTATATAAATTCGCTAAGATTTGAAGCATATTTAAAAGGTTCAAACGCTAGTCCCAGTGTTAAGCGGATTCTCACATTAACATATTCCAAGCTTTTAGGTGAAGGTTATGATGAAACTAGTATATTGTCACGATTTATAAAGTATCGTTGGACTACTCGTTCATCATTTGTAAAAGTAGAAAATAATTTATATCGATCACCTGCTGGTGTTAAGTTGAAGGCACCAAGAATGATTCAGGGTGCTCAGCCAGAGTATATATGTTTGGTGGGACCGTGGATAGCGGCATTACAAAGTGTAATAAAACGTCGATGGGGAGCAAAAAATTTTATGTGCTTCACATCTGGATTAGGAGCTGAGGTTTTAGCTCAATCCATTAATAAACTAGGTTGGCGAAAAGTCGAAGATGATTTAGGTAAGTTTGATACCTCTATCAGAAAACCCTGGTGTGAGTATGAAGTGTGGTTGTGTGGGCAGTTTGGAGCTCCACGAGCTGTTTTGGATTTAATAACAGCTAATATTGGTACACATGGTTTTACTCACCATGGATTAAAATATAAAGTAGAAGGAACCCGTAAGAGTGGTGATCCATTTACATCTTTATTTAATTCTGTTATTAATGGTATTTCTCATTTGTATTTATATTGTAAGTATACAAATAAAACAGTTCGTCAAGCTAAACAATCTATTTGTATGGTTTTGCAGGGAGACGATAATGTTTTAGCTCATAAAGAGACTGAGGAATTTCCATGGCAAACGGGTATGGCAAAGTTGGGGTTTGATAGTAAAGCGATTTATCGAGTTGATGATACAGTAGAATTCTGTTCCAACCGGCTTTACCAAACTTCTGATGGACCCGTTTTTGGACCTAAACCTGGTAAGGTTTTGGCCAAGTTTGGTTACATTATAAATCCACCATTAGGAGTCTCGCGAGAGTCACTAATGCGTGGTGTTGCATTAGGTTTACAACGCCAGTGCAATTTTATTCCTCCAATAAAGGTTGTTATTGATCGTGTCCTTGAAATAACACAAGGTCATAAAGCTGTTTTCACTTCTGAATATGTTGAACATAAAATGAAAATAGCTGGTCTTTATGATTCTACACCTGAAATTGATTATCATTTGCATGAACAGTATGGTTGGACATGCGAGATGCAAATGAATTGGGCTAAAATAGTTTCCAAACTCAATTTTGGTGATGACCTCAAGCATCCTTATGCGCAGCTATTATTTGATAGAGACACAAGTGGTCCACAGGTAATATTCACGGCTGCTGCTTAAATAATTATATAATAGGCAGGCTATTGGTAAAACAGTGGGGGAATTTTGTTTCCCGCACTCCTCTCACAACCCTTTAG